TGGCATAGGACCATCCAACATTTACAAGCCTATCCAGAAGGATACACTGCACCTGCCTGGGTAGGATATGGTGCAACTTATACCAGTGAATTAAAACCGGGTTTGGCCGAAGGCATCGACCCCGATGTGTACGATGATCTAGATGCCAGAACCATAGTGCGAGCTGCAAAGCGTGTGATGCCTGACATCCGAGGCCGCGACACCGACGAGGGCTATGTGCATCTCACATCAGGCCGAGGGCTGGACTTGTATATCGGCGCCAGCGTGGCCGATGGTGAGATCAGCATCAACATCGGATCCGGGGGCGGCCTCGCCACCAGCGGCGCGGATCAAGGCGCTGTCACTGCCATAATCAAAGCAGTGTATGATACCGCAGTGCGGAAGTATGGCCAACCCGACACCCCGGGATCGCTCACCATAGACGACGATGCTGGTCATGGTGTGTGGCAACACATCGCCCAGAAGCTGGGCTTGACCTATGACAGCATGAACGAAAACTTCGCGGATGGTAAACGGAAAGGCAAGAGCCGTCCCGGGCGTGTGAAACGTGCAGGTGCGTCATGCAAAGGATCAGTGTCGGATCTCAGAGCCAGTGCTAAGAAATACGGCGGCGAGCGGGGCCGAATGTACCATTGGTGCGCCAACATGAAGTCAGGACGCAAGAAGACCTAGGATCGTAGGTCTCCGGCGTCTAGTTTTTCTAGCACAGCTTCTGGAGTCGGTACAGTCTCTCCACCTTTTTTAATGTCGTGAAAATTGCTGCTAGACGAAACTGATGTACCCACGTGTATCTGCACTAGATCTCTGTGTGAAAATTGCGGCCATTTTGGCCAATTATTTGTGGTGTGAGCCTGGTTGGTATCAAACAACACACCGTGTCCTGCCTGATATTCAAACACTCCGTCCAATTCAAACCAGTTACAAAAGTTGTAGTTGTCTTGTCCGACCCATTTGTTCATATGATCAAGGTCATACAATTGACTATAATCATTACAAGGAGGCGTGGAGTAATCTATTTTAGCTATGTAATTGTTGAGTTCGTCATTGCTGTTGAATTGTTCTTTGAAGATCACTGCCTTCCACTCTGGCACAGTGTCTAGTGCGATGATTATGGTCCAGGTTGGGTTTTGCCTGTTTGTTCCATATTCATCCACATGTAATTGATGGCAAACAGATTGACGTTGATAGTTTGCCCAGAAACTTTGTTTCTGATCAGGCCAGATATTGTCAACTATGTTGCGTATAATACTGCCCTGAACTGTTTGCTCGGCAATGACCAATCTGCGATCGATGTGTTTGGATCGAGATTGATATACATGTCCATCATAGGTCCAACAGTTGATGTAGCTGTGTTGATTGTATCGATCCCAATAGGATCGCAGACTTTGTATATCAGAGTCAGATAAAATTTCAGGTAGTAACCTCATGTGTATTCCTTGTTCCATGTATTTAACAAAAAACCCAATATAAATAAAGACATGAAAACATGTTGGATTTTTGGCGACAGTCACGCAGCTGGATCAGGCATTCTCAACAATGACTATGCCAAAGAATATCTAGAGAGCTATCCTTGCCAGTTGGCTCGGGCCTTGGGATACAAAAACACCCTTAATCACAGCATCGGAGGTCACAGCAACGATGCCATATTCCGTTGGGTAACAGAAAATGCTCACAACATCAATGCCGATGACTTGGTGATCCTTTGTTGGAGTGAATTGGCAAGATCAGAGATTTGGAGTGACAGTGCTCAGCAGTGGTTGTATTTTGTGCGTGCCGGAAACAATGATGAAACATATCGTCCTTGGAATTCTCTGGTCGAATGGCCCAATGCGCTACAAGGAATGATTGGCAGGGAGTCTGACCATGTTTTACCCCCTGGCCTCGGGGATCGACATTTGGCGCTATGGCAAGAATGGCAGAAGAATTTAGGGTTTGACAAAGATCGCAAGACCATCAAACTCAATTGGATCAAGAACGTTTTGGCCGCCAATCTGGTTTTGCATCAGCGTGGTGTGATGGCCATGAATATCTGCAGTGTCTATGATGTTCATGCCTGCCTGGACAGAGTGCCTGATGAGCTAGCAAATCAATGGTGGCCAGTAGGAGCCACTGTGTTCCGCAATTGGGCCTTGGATCAAGGATTCAATGAAGACCAACGATATCATCTACCCATGGCAGCACACACAGCCTTTGCTGATCATGTGTACACACAAATCCGCAATACAAGATAACACCAGCGGTAAATATCGCACGATGAATTATATCAATACTGCTGCAAGTGTTGAATCTGTGCATTCCACTTTGTATACCACCCATAACGTATTGTCCCAGGACGCCTTGTCCATGATTGACGGATATCTCGGTCATGGACATGTTTGGCTCATGGACCGGCCCATGGCCAGACTCAGTTTGCCGCCAGGCAACGACGAAGATCCTTTCCACGACATGGGACAGGAGATGGCAGCATGGGTATCACATGTGTTCAACCAAAAAGTGCAGTATCGCAAAGCCAAGTTGTTCCTGGACTTGCCGGGTTCGGAGGTGCCCTTGCACAAAGACGCAGACAACATTGATGTCATGAGCCAGATCTACCTCAGCCACAGCGATCATCCCATACCAGGCACCACATTCATGGAACCTTACCCGTTTACTGTGCCGTTCCGCTACAATTGCGGATATCTAAACGACAATCAAGATCGCAAAACCCACCGTAGCGGATTTTTGATCAACGGTTACCGGCTCAGTATCGGTTTCCAGTTTTATTTTCCTAGATAGATCCACACAGTTTGTTTGGCCCGGCCCGGACCTATCAAGCTGCTATAACCCCAGTGGAATCTAGGTTCATGATTATTGGGCACAACCAGGGCCTGATTGCCAACAAAGGCATGATCTCGACCGGGATATCGTTGCTTGTCCCAGACATAGTCCTCGGGATCATCAAAGCCTGCAGTCCATTCTCTCATGGTCATTCCACCAAAATCTTCAGGACTCCATGAAATAACAGCACCAATGTTTGGGTGCGCCCGATGCATCATGAAATCACAGCATGCCAGTTCAACACTGAGGAAAACCTGTTGCACTTCGCCACTGAGATGCAGATCATCAACGACCTGGTCGATCACTGATTGTAATCGTTGCTTGAGCCAGGCATGATGTTCGCTGCCAGTCATGAGCCTGTAACGATACTCCTGTCTAAACACGAGATTGCTTTCAGCCAGTTCCTGCAGGAAATTTTTATGGTCAGTGTCGGTCAACACTGAGTCTATGTGGTAGATTGTACGCATAAACCTACTTATCTGGTTGGATTTCTAGCATAAATATAACCATGCGCCTCAGCGAAATCAAATCCACCGAACTACGCACATTTGCTTTGCGAGTGCGACTGCCGCAGCAGGGCTACAGCAACATCATCGATCTCACTGTGCAAGCAAGAACACCAGAAATGGCGCGACGTTTGATACGAGCACAGTATGGCAACCGGCACGTGATCGTGAGCCAACCGCGGGCTATCAAAATATAGGTGTATAAATATCCGCATGGAACCAAAATTCGTGCGGATCACCTTTGATCTCTACTGCGACTGGCAGGGTTTACCTCCAGTGTATAGGATATTGTTGTCAGGTGAACTCTTTGCCGAAAGAGAATGGCGATGGGAGGATATTTATGTCACCGAATCTCTGCAGATCTTGGCACCGCCAGGCAAATACAAATTTGAATTGCACAAAACTCTGCCCAGCGATGCGAAATTCTGTGTAAAAAATCATGCCGTGGCACAAGGACCTGCCGAATGGGTCAATCAACACGCAATACAAATCCTAGATAAATAACACCATAAGGTCATCATCATGCTCAAAGACAATCTCAAATCTCTTCTGGCCACGCAATATGCATTCGTGATCAAGGCACAGTTCTTCCACTGGAACGTGGAAGGATCTGATTTTGGTCAGCTGCACCGATTTTTTGGCAAGATCTACGAAGAGGTGTATGAAAACTCCATAGACCAGACAGCAGAGTCCATACGCATACTCGATGACTACACGCCGGGCAGTTTTGAGCGTTTCCAAGAAATGAGCCTGATCACGGGTCAGATCAAGGTACCGCGAGCCCGGCTCATGATACAGGAACTACTGGCAGACTCGCAGACCCTGATTGATCTTTTGAACGAAGCCTTTGCAGCAGCTGAACAAGAAGATCAGCAAGGCATCATGGACTTCTTGGCCTCAAGGATCGATGCCATGGGCAAACATCGTTGGATGTTGCGCAGTTTCCTCAAAGAAGAACGAGCATGAGAATACGAGACGTCAAACAACTACCCGCCGACTTCAAACCGGCCAATACATCACCGCAACTGACCGGTCCTTATCCGGGACGCAATGCCACTCGAGGGTATCTCGTGGGAGAAGATCAACAGACAGATCTCGGCTCAGTGTTTGAACCCAACATCGAACGCACGCCCGAATATCAGCGTGGATACCAATCTGCTGCCACTGCTGAGAACCCCTACCAAGAAGGAACAACACAGTGGACACGCTGGCTCAAAGGCAGGACTGACAAGATCGGACCTCGTTCTAAACTTCGTCTTGAGTTTGGCGGATTGCCACAGGGATCTCTCGACAAGCCGGTCAGCGAAATATACAATCCTGTGGATCAAGAACGACAGGAACAGCGTGCTATGGATCGTGAGCGCGAACAGTTCAAGCGCGACGAGCTGGAGTTTGAATTGCGCGGTGAGGAAGAGCGCATGCGTGCTGCCAACGAGGGTACCTTTTACCTGCGCATCGATGGACGCATCTGGAATAAATCGGGTCAGCCCGTGTCCTTCCCGAATCGTGAGCGTGCAGTGCGAGCCGGACAGACCATCAAGGATCGAGATCCTGGTCGCGAAGTGGTGGTCACACGCACGCCACAAGACAAAGACATGCTCGACGAAATAGATCGGCGCGGATTTTTGAAAGGTCTAGGAGCTGTTGCAGCTGGTGCTGCATTGGCCAAAGTACCAGGGCAAGCTCAAGCCAAGGATCCCAGCGGATGGACAGGAGATCCCAGCGACGTGAAGGGCAGGGCAAGATGGATACAGGCCGGGAGACCCGGCCCCGATAATAATCCTGCACGTAGGTCTTACCCAGAAGCCAGTTTTGATCGTAATAACAATACTATTTCCTATCAAGGTCGCAATTACCGAGTACAAAATGTCAGGACTCCTGATCAAATATCAGGAGCACAGTCAGTGGCGATTCCTTTGGCTCAGCTGGGTCAGAGATCTTCATCTTCGAGACTGTATAATCTCACACCGGATGGAAAGGCATATTCTACTTCGCAAACAGTGCGCGAATCGCGTGACCCCACCTACGAAGACATACTCACTAGTCTGCAAAAGAAGCTGGGTGACTATTTACAGGACGTGGCCACGGCCGTGCAGCGAGATCCTGATTTGCTGGACAAACTGCCAAAACAAGTATCAGGTATACAGGCAGTCAAGACCATACGCACCGATGATGGCCACGAGATAAAGATCCACGGCAACGAAGATGACGGATTTCGTATATCGATCCGAAACCGAGATATCAAGACCAGTTTTGAGGATCTCGACGAAGCAGTGATGGCCTGTGAAATTTATTGTGCCCGGAGACGCCACAAAGATTATCTCGACGAAAAATCTGTGACTGAATCATACAGCGAGCAAGAATATGCACAGGCCATGCAGGATTTCTTGGCACGTGGTGGTAAAATTGAAAAAGGTGTGTACAAAGAACCCAAACTGGCCACGCGACTGCGTCGTCAAGGCAGCCGACACATTGGCCAAGGCAGCGAAGGCCGGGCCGGCCAACTGGCAGGACGAGGTGCCAACATAGGTGGCACAGGCAAGCCTGTGGTGTCAGTGGAAGAAACCAAAAAAGATGCCTGCTACAACAAAGTAAAATCGCGCTACAAAGTATGGCCATCGGCCTATGCCTCGGGCGCCTTGGTACAGTGCCGCAAGCAAGGTGCTGCCAACTGGGGTAAGAAATCCAAGGTCACGGAAGGTTGGCGCGAGACCCTGGCTGGGTTGGCTGCTGCCGGTATCATGGCCTTGAGCCCGGGTATTTCCGCAGCTGATGTGGCCGCTGATTCGCAACAGGTGCCCATGATTGCCACCATCGTAGTAGGCGGTGAGGTCAAAAAGTTAGATCTAACTGCGAAAGGATTCCGCGACGTAAGGGAAGCTGAAAAGTTTTTTGATGAATTTTTTGGCCGCCGGGGCATGCCTTGGCAAGGTAAAATCGAACGCGGAACCCCGGGGTCAGGTCAATATCAAAGGATAATTGTACAATGAGACACCTATTGGATTTAGTGAAAGCTGTGCAACAAGGCTGTGCGACGGCCATATCGAAAATGGAAAGACTATGCGAGCCCAAGAATTCATAACCGAAACAACCACATCGCGGTCCTGCCAAGAACGTGGATACCAAGAAAAAATAACATGAGATCCTACGAATTCTTACCCGAATCAACCACTACAGGATCTGTGGCCACTATCGCTGTACCTCTAGGCCACACCATTGCACCAAATCTCATAAATAAAAAAACAAAGACCAAAGGAGCAGACCGTGTACGAATTCATGTTCAAAAAACCCAACGGTGAATGGATCAAGATAATGGCACGTAATTTTGCTGTGGCTGCGCACAAATTCAAAGCCATAGCAGTCGGGGCCTAGTAAATACCAGGTGAGTCTATACTTTCCTGATGCAGCACTAATATTTGTACACATACCCAAAACTGCCGGCAGCAGCTTCAAGAACTGGTGCAACCACAACGGCATAGATTATCACAACGACCATTGCCACAGTACCTGGCTGATGGCACAACAACGATGGCCTACAGCACAGCAAACCGTGACATTTGTGCGTAATCCCTATGACCGCATGGTCAGTATGTTCATGTATGTGGGACAACGAGCCGAGCTGAGACAACATCGCCGAGACCGCGGCAACGGTAAGATCAAGAAACACACCACGGCGCAACAAGATCAACAGCTGGTAGAAATCTACCAGCGCGGTTTTCGATCTTGGATACAGGATCTAGGTCGAGGCTTGAGCAGTGTCTACGAGGTCACCGGCGGCTGGTATGATCGAACCTATAATCAGCACAGTTGGTTAGAGGGCTGCGATCGATGCCAAGTGATACGCATGGAAGAAATTGATCAGAGATTTGTCTGGCTGCAGTCAATACTGCGATGCCAACATCCATTGCCACAAGACAATTGCAGCGTACACAGTCACTACCGTGAATATTATGATACCGAAACACGCGACATAGTGACCAGCATGTTTCAGCAAGACATTGAAAGGTTCGATTATGCATTCTAACAGTCCAGAGTACCACTCGTGGATATATGAAAGTCCCGACGGTGGAGACACTGTTTATAAACGCAAGATTGGCGACAAGGACCGGCAATTGGTAAGATCAGGGCCGCGACACCAGCAACTCATGCATCGCGAACTATGGGATGACATTCATAGATCTGCCAAAATCGATGCTGTGCTACAAAACATGTTGGACAAGGTTGAAATATATCATCGTCTCAAGAACTTGCCTTAGGACCGTTAGCCCCTATGGCCAGTGGGCGGCTGCTGCCCCAGGTTCCGGATTCGCTACCCTAGAATCGAAAGTGAGCAGAAATTACCTTAGATATATACGATATGATCATAAGATTCCACTTTGCCAAAACACCCATGGATCTCCATGTGGTTACCGTGGCCAGACCAGAAATACAGGATTTTATACATAGATTCAAATCCGCGACATTTACTGCACATCAACAATGGCTCCCGATGGGACTTCGAATCGGACATGACATGGATCATGTTGCTGCTCAGGCCCTGTTATATCAATTGCAAATTGAAATTTTGAAAATAGCTGTACAGCATCGGCGCTATCATTGTCAAACAGATTTTCCCGACCCAGAAAACTTGGACCAGACATGGTTGAATCAAGTGCATCGATGGTTTACTCACACATTTATATTGCTCTACCGCGAAAAACCCAAAAGATGGGAGAAGACCGTGCCGGCCTTGCTCAAGGTCAACGATCTGGTGCACGATCTTGAACAATATGTGATCAGTCCACAACGAGATATTTTTCCGGATAGGTTGCGTTGGTTGAATATTGATCCAGATCCTGGATCATCGAACACTGAGCGTGATCCCAAAGACCTATCCGGGTTTTTACACATCAGTGAAGATTGGCGTACCACACACACTCAACAGCACTATGATGTTGTGTTGAGTCACGAGATCTTGGGTAAAACGGTGTTACACAGCTACATGGACAACGATGATCCCAGCGACATCGACACATATGGTCACTGGAGCACCCAGGGAGGGCTGGCTATCTTGCCACGCAATCAACGACAAGACATATACCGGAGCAAACATTTCCGGTCCTGGGCCAAAGATCACGGAATCAAGGGTCGTGATCTAAAATGTGATCTTCCGATCGGCAATCTTGCCAATCCAGAATCGCTGGACCTGGTCCTGGCGAGAATAGCCAAAGAAGGATCAACGCAGGTGTCCTATCTAGCATGACTCAAGATCCATACCGATGTGTCTGGGCCGAACAAGGCCTGGCTTTGCACAATTCCGGTGGTGCGCTGCTATGCTGTCACAGCAGGACTTTTCTCCAAGATAACAACGGGCAACGCATATTTTGGCACACTCACAGCATCGACGATGCTTTGAACAGTGCCACACGACGCGATATCCAGTCAGCATTATCACGCGGTGAACAGCCCCAAAATTGCGAAGCATGTTTTTCGGTGGAAAATGCCGGTGGACAAAGCCGTCGCCAGGCTCACAATCGACTCTTTGATGGACACAAGCCGGTGCCAGTGAGAATGCTGGATTTGAAACTGGGCAATATCTGCAATCTCAGCTGCCGCACCTGTAATCCCTATGTGAGCTCAAAATGGTACAGTGATTGGTGGGCAGTGATAGACCAGCACAAGCACGAACATGATAGTTACAGAGATTATCTTGATGACAAATATCTCACCAGCAAGTTGGCCTATAACAACAACAACACCCAGTTTTGGCAAAGTCTGGCAGCGCTGATCCCCGGAGTGGACTACATCGATATCTATGGTGCAGAGCCCATGATGATTGATCAGCTTTGGCATGTGCTGTCCGACACAGTTCGATCTAGTGAACACTGCGACAAAAGCGTGCACTTTAATACCAATTGCACTATCTGGGATCAAGAACGCATAGACATTCTTGATCGCTTTCGAGAAATCTACATCGATCTCAGCATCGACGGGCTGGATACCAAATTCGAATATCTGCGAAACGGCGCTGACTGGCAAACAGTACTGGCAAACATAGACCGATACAGAGCCTGGGCTGAAAAACGTTGGTCACGTGGACGCGACATCCATATCAATATCTGTATCACCATCAGTTTGTTCAACATCCTTGATTTACCGGAAATCACGAGTTTTTTTGATCATCGCAAAATAAACTGGCACATCAATCATGCTCACATGCCGCACTGGGTCAATTTCAAAATCCTACCCGATGATATCAAGAAGCATGTATCACAATATCTCGAAGCCACAAAACCCGGCAAGAGCAAGCATTATCATGACATGATTGACAGAGATGTGATTGCCTATATGAATATGCCATTGGAAAATCCCAATGCAGGAATGCAGGAACCCAGCCATGTTTATCAACAGCGCATGTTTCAAGAATGGATGCGTGTGACCAAGGAGTTGGATTCGAGGCGTGGCCAAGATTTTGAACAAACTTTTCCCAAATTGTATGAAATGGTCAAAGCTGATTGGCCACAGGCATCACATTGAGTGTGAGTCCCATCAAAAAACTATAACGATATTCGTGGGTCCGGTTCCACCCCTCGTGATAGGTATTGTTACCATTGGCGTGCCACCAACCGTTGCCGAACTCGGTGGGCATTCTCAATGGATTGGATCGATGTTGATCGTCATAGAACTGTGAGCTCAAGTCCGGATCATCGTGGTGAGTAAGATACACCATTCCGGTGGCAACCAACAGCCGGTAATCTGTGTGCAATACATTGACAAACCCTGGTCTGTCCCGTGTGAGTTCGGCATGTAACCTGGTGTGATCGTACATGCGTTGTGGGTCAAAGTCATATTCCCAGTTTAGATCTTCGAGATTATCATACATGGTCTCAATGATTTTTTGCTTGGTAGTATCACTGTGTAGAAAATTCTGTATTTTTTGTAGCAAAGGACATTGAGCTGGTACCATCATGCACTTGCTTCGCTGCGCCGACCAAAGATCTTGGCCCAAGGGATTGATGGTATTGGGATTGACCCAATCAATGGCATCCAATTCTTTTTTGATCTGTTCATAGCTGTCTGGCATGTCCACCTGCAGACCAAAGATGCGATAGCGTTTGGGAATGATGTCTAGATCCATATTGATATTTAACCTGAACTCTCTTGACACATCGTGTAAATCGTTATATACTAGAAAAAAGGAGATCCTATGGACAAACAATTTTCCGCCGAACAAAAAGCCAAACTCACACAGATCATCAATGAAGGCATGCAGGTCATGCACGAGATCGAGACCCTCAATGGTGGACTGGCTGACACCATTAAAGCTGTGGCCGAAGAATTGGAAATCAAACCCAGTGTGCTGAAAAAAGCCATCCGACTGGCACACAAGGCCGAGTTTGGCAAGGAGCAACAAGATCATGCCCTGCTGGAAAACATTCTAACCACAGTGGGCAAGACCCTATAAATATCGTCGAGTCGCTGGCGTGACCAGCATGCAGCAAGGTAAACCGGCCATAAACGGAGACAATCATTTCATACATTGACGCACTTTTTGATCGCGAACGCGACCGTATACACATCGTAGGCCGCCGCGATGGAGAGCGTTACTACGAAGATTTCCCGGCCACCTACATCATGTACTATGATGATCCACGCGGCAAGTTTAGATCCATATACAACACGCCAGTGTCGCGTTTTTCCACACGCAACAGCAAGGAATTCCGCAAAGAACAAGCCATACAAAAAGGCAAACGTATCTACGAAGCAGACATCAACCCGGTGTTCCGCTGTTTAGAAGAAAACTACAAGAATCAAGATGCTCCAAGGTTACACACAGCGTTCTTTGACATTGAAGTAGATTTCGATGCCGAAAGAGGGTTTAGTTCTCCCAGTGATCCATTCAATACCATCACTGCTATCACTGTTTATCTTGACTGGATAGATCGATTGGTGACCATGGTGGTACCACCCAGATCCATGAGCACTGAAACTGCCAAAGAAATCGCTGATGAATTTGAAAATTGCTACGTTTTTGTCACCGAAGCCGACCTACTCAACACCTTCCTGGATATGATCCAAGATGCTGATGTGCTGACTGGTTGGAACTCCGAGGGCTATGACATACCCTACACAGTTCAGCGTACCACTCGCGTGCTCAGTAAAGACGACACACGCAGATTTTGTCTGTGGGATCAACTGCCCAAGCAGCGTACCTTCGAGCGATTTGGTGCAGAAAACCTCACGTTTGATCTCATAGGTCGTGTACACATGGACTACATGCAGTTGTATCGCAAATACACCTACGAAGAACGCCACAGCTACAGCCTCGATGCCATCCTAGAATACGAAGGCCTGGCAGGCAAGACCAAGTTTGAAGGTACCTTGGATCAGCTCTATAATCAAAACTTCAAGACATTTATCGAATACAACCGACAGGACGTGAATGGCCTGGCTGAGATTGATCGCAAATTGCGATTCCTGGATCTGGCCAATACTCTGGCGCATGAAAACACTGTGCTGCTGCCCACCACCATGGGTGCCGTGGCTGTCACAGAGCAGGCCATCATCAACGAAGCACACGAGCGCGGCATGGTGGTACCCAATCGACGTCAGCAGCTCACCGATGAAGACACCCAGGCCGCAGGCGCTTATGTGGCCTATCCCAAGAAGGGCATGCATGACTGGGTGGGATCCATTGACATAAATTCGCTTTATCCATCCACCATCCGTGCCCTGAACATGGGCGCCGAAACCATCGTGGGCCAGCTCCGGCCCATCATGACTGACCGTTACATCGCCGAACATCGTGGCAAGGGAGATTCGTTTGCAGCAGCCTGGGAAGGCCTGTTTGGTACGCTGGAGTACACCGCTGTGATGGAACAACAACGTGGCACCGAGATCACCGTGGACTGGCAGGACGGCGAGGAATCAGTTCACTCGGCGGCCGAGATATGGAAGATGATCTTTGATTCAAATCAGCCCTGGATGCTCAGTGCCAACGGCACCATATTCACCTATGCAACAGAAGCAGTGATCCCAGGCCTGCTCAAGCGTTGGTATGCCGAACGAAAAGATATGCAGAAGCGTCTGAAAGAATGTACTACCCCAGAAGACGAGGAATACTGGGACAAGCGCCAGCTGGTGAAAAAGATTAACTTGAACAGCCTGTACGGTGCCATCCTGAACCCTGGTTGTAGATTCTTTGACAAACGGATCGGGCAATCAACCACGCTGACAGGTCGGGCCATCGCCCGGCACATGGATGCCTATGTGAACGAATGTATTACCGGAAAGTATGATCATGTGGGCGAAGCCATCATCTACGGTGACACAGATTCGTGCTACTTTTCGGCCTGGACTGCGGTGCAGGATCAAGTGGAATCAGGGGCACTGGCGTGGACCAAAGAGTCTGCGGTAGAACTATACGATATCATCGCTGAACAAGTCAATGACAGCTTTCCAGGATTCATGGAACGTGCATTCCACTGTCCGCGAGACATGGGCGCGGTGATACGCGGCGGTCGCGAAATCGTGGCCTCCAAGGGCTTGTTTATCACCAAGAAACGCTATGCCTTGCTCTACTACGACAAAGAAGGCAGGCGCTATGATGTGGATGGTAGATCCGGACGTGTCAAAGCCATGGGTCTAGATCTCAAACGCAGTGACACTCCGCGAGTGATCCAGGAATTCCTGAGCGAGATCCTTGATGATGTGTTGACTGGTCAGACTCGTGACGCAGTGATAGAAAAAATACGCGAATTCAAATATGCTTTCAAAGAACGCCCGGGCTGGGAAAAAGGTTCGCCCAAGCGTGCCAACAATATCACGCAATATGCCAAAAAAGAAGAACGCGAAGGTCGAGCCAACATGCCCGGACATGTGCGTGCCAGCCTGAACTGGAACACCATGCGCAGGATGAACAGCGATAATTACTCCATGCAGGTCGTGGACGGCATGAAGGTTATTGTTTGCAAGCTCAAAGACAATCCATTGGGTTGGACCAGCATAGCCTACCCCACAGATGAACTACACTTGCCGCAGTGGTTCCGAGAACTGCCGTTTGATGACGCAGCCATGGAGTCCACAGTGATCGACGGCAAGCTCGACAACCTTCTTGGTGTGCTGGACTGGGACATAGCTTCGGCCACCAACACCGAAAACACCTTCCAATCATTGTTTGAATTCCAATGAACCTCAGTGAAATAGTAGACCTTAGAAACAGGCTGAAATATTGGTCATCGCAGGATCTCGATCAAGCCATCAACGAATTTGCTGATTCTGTGACATCAATCAGCACAGATCATCCTGCACGCGATCAACATGCTCACGACACCCTGATGTTGAGCCGAAAGCAGCTTGACTCCACTGTGATGGCCTACAAACAAAGTGTGGAACAGTATGTTTTTTGTCTAGATCAACAGATCTCGGACATTGAATCCGCATATTTGGCCAAAAGCTATGACCTGTATGATCGTTTCATGCGTCGAGAGCAGCCAGATTACATACTGGATCGCAGGTTGAGCCTTTCTGATGAATCAATGTCTATCTGGCAGTCTCGATTGGCCAAATACAGCGACTGGAAATGGCCTGGCATGGTGATACGACCTGCACGAGAACAGTGGTTGCATCAGATGGTGGCCTTGGATCCGTTGTATGTGTTGGATCTCAACTACGAACTGCTGACACCAGCAGTTTCTAGGTTCAGCGAAGTCTATCAGAACCGTTTGCGCAGATTGATTATCAATGAAAACCATGAAACCAAATTCCTGCCAGACTTGCCCAGCCATCAGCTGGGTATCTGTGCTGTGTTCAATTTTTTCAACTACCGCCCATTTGAAGTGATCAAACGCTATCTTGAAGAGATCATGCAAACACTGCGGCCCGGCGGCATTTTGTTGATGACCTACAATAACTGTGATCTCAGCGGTGCTGTGGCCTTGGTTGAAAAGGGATTCATGTGCTATACACCCAAACGCTTGATACTTTCTTTGCTGGAAAGCGTGGGCTATGACATTTTGTTTTATCAGGATCTCGATGCTGCCTGTGCAATAGTGGAAGCCCAGCGACCTGGGAGGCTTACCAGCATCCGCGGTGGACAAACCTTGGCACAGCTCAACGCCATACCAGAACCACCCAGATCCACCAAAAAAACTGCCAAAGAGCCGGAGCCAACCAATCCTGTGCCACCCGTGATAGAACAACCCAAGGGCCAGCTCACACGTCCACAGCCCGGTACCAAAACAAAGCCTCCGGGTGCATCTGGCATCACACGACCAAAAGCAGTTGGCAAATGACATCAAATATCATATACTAATCACATAGATCTAAATACCAACGAAAGGAAACACATGAGAGATTATCTATTAGACCTAGTTTCACATACCTACGATCTTGGCTGTATCAATCTTGTCAAGATCACCGGCACTGATGCAGACACATCCATTGATGGTCTTGCCGAAGATCGATCAGTGGTAGTACAAGGCAAGTATTCGGGCCCCATCGCTGATTTTATCGGTAGCTTTGGCATGCCCAATCTCGACAAACTCAAGATTCTGTTGAACCTGCAAGAATATCGTGAGGATGCTGAAATCACAGTTCGTCGACAAGATCGCAACGGACAAGAAGTGCCTGTGGGCCTGCATTTTAAAAATGCTGCCGGAGACTTCAAAAACGATTACCGATTCATGACATCAGAGGTAGTGGCCGAAAAATTAAAAACTGCCAAATTCCTTGGTGCCAAATGGAGCCTAGAATTCGAGCCCACAGTGGCTGCCATTGCTAGACTACGCATGCAGGCACAGGCCAACTCGGACATACCAAATTTCCGTGTAAAGACCGAAAACAATGAACTCAAGTTCCAGTTTGGTGATCAGAGCACACATGCCGGTGAGTTTGTGTTTCATTCTGGCGCGTCTGTCACACTCAAACATGCGTGGGCCTGGCCGGTACAGCAAGTGATCAATATATTGAGTCTGTCGGGAGACAAAGTCATGCGTATCAGCGACGAGGGCGCCATGCAGATCACTGTGAATTCTGGGTTGGCAGTCTATGACTATATTTTACCCGCGCAAAGCAAGTGATGTGTGGCCTCGGCATCCGTACGGTTCAGCTGTGCGTGTGCAAGACTGGATTTATGTGCCCATACCCAAATGCGCCAGCACCTGGACCAAGGAACTGTGGAAACCTGGGTACGAATGCGACTTCGTGTCCGAGCAACAGTCGGGCGCAGTGAGTCATGTGGTGATCCTGCGAGATCCCGTGGAACGCTGGATCTCGGGTTTTGCACAGTGCCAGGTTGGCAATGATCCAACCTGTAAAGATCACTGGCAACGTCTGGGCTGGGACTGGGTGTTTGACACCGTGGTATTTGACAATCATACTGAACCACAGAGCAGTTTTTTGGCCGGCATCGAACTAGATCGCGTGACCTGGTTTCAATTCGGCCCGGATCTAGAAACCAATATGTTGGCCTGGTTCCGGGATCAACTGGGCATGCAACAAAACACAGCAGGCATTGATCGCTACCGTGCACAGGATCAGGCAGCACCGGTATTCCGCAACGGCATGGTCGGTATCTCCCAGACTGAGATCATGCATCTGGCACGACAGCAGCTTGATCAGCGGCCGGCGGCACGACAGCAGCTTCAAGATTGCTATCAGGAAGATCAGGATCTTTTTGATTCTGTGACCTTCTACACATGCTGAAACACATACCCATCTATCATCAAAGCAGCCGCCTGGATCGCCTACGTCGCAACAAAGACGCAGAGTTGATCATTGCCAATCATTGCCAAGCACCTTGGCGCTATCTCATCGTGGACTGGACCGGAGAGTGCTTTGTCTGCGCCTGCGAAGCCTGGCTGCCGGTCAGTGTAGGGCGCATCGAACAATTTGATGACCTAGGTGCGATATGGAGCAGCCCAGTGGCCCGAGAGGTGCAGCAGGACATCCTGGATCGACAGTTTTCTTGGTGTGCCATAGACATGTGTGGCATCCAGGATCATGACATCAGATATGACAAGCACACCATCAGCATCAACATAGACGACAGTTGCAATCTCAGATGTCCCAGCTGCCGCTCCGAACTCAAGATGCTGACCGAGGGCCCGGTGTTTGAACAGCGTCGTTCACAGGTACTACATCTCATTGATCTCCTGGAGCGGTTCCAAGAACCTTGCCACATCATCATGAGCGGCAACGGTGATGTGCTGGCCAGCAACATCATGCGCCCATTGTTGCATGAGTATCAGCCCAGGCCCGATCATACTTTCCGCTTGTTTACCAACGGACTGCTGCTGAAAAAACAACTGAGCCGCAGTCGTATCTTGCCCCAGACCACTCAATATCAGATCAGCATCGATGCTGGCAGTGCCCAAGTGTACGAGCAGGTTAGATTGGGCGGCAAATGGTCGGTGTTGCAGGAAAATTTTGATTTCCTGTCTTCGGTGATCGCCGACACTGGTGCAGATGTATGGTTGATGTTTGTGGTGCAACAAACAAACTGGCATGACATGCGCAATTTTGCTGAGCTTTGTGTACAGCGTGGATGGCATGGCAACATCACCAAACTGGTGGATTGGGGCACTTGGCAGGATTTTGATGCCAATGATGTGATCGGTAACACACAACATCCAGATCATTTGGCAGCCATGCAAGAACTCATGTATATTGATCAGTTTAATCCAGGCTTGGTGCATCTCGACGACTATCTAAAAAATCTCATACAATGACCGAACAACACGATCTCACAGCAGCTCAGAACGACTATGCTATTTTTTTGCCGGCTGTTTCCAGTTTCTATGGCAGTTATATAGGTCAGCAAAGGCACAAACAGTACGTGGAGCCTGCTCGCATGCCTGTGGGCATACCCGACATGGAGCAGTTGAATTGGCTGAACCCTCAAAAGGCCTTGTTTCCTTACCGTTGGAGCCTATACTCGGCTGGACACGCCAACCTCGATCTTGCCAAGCATGCACCCAAAGAAGACATGATCCGTAATAGAGATCCCGGATCGTTGATGCTGGCTGACTCAGGCGGATTCCAGATAGCAAAAGGTGTATGGCCCGGTCGCTGGGCCGACCCCACAGATCGCGCTGCTGAAAAGAAACGAGCACAGGTTCTGGATTGGCAGATGGGAATCGCTGACTATGCCATGACCATGGACATACCTACTTGGACCTATCGAGATCCCAAAGCTGCAGCAGCCTGTGGAATACACAGCTACGACGATGCAGTGAATGCCACTCTTTACAACAACAATTACTGGGTGGCCAATCGATTCGGCTCCACGCGCATATTGAATGTGTTGCAAGGCGGCAACCATACCGAAGCCGACCATTGGTACGCTCTCATGAAAGGATTCTGCGATCCTGCACAGCACAGCAGTCATTTCAATGGTTGGGGCATGGGCGGACAGAACATGTGTGATGTGCACCTGGTGCTGCGACGTCTGGTACATCTCATACACGACGGATTGTTGGAACCCGGAGTGCATGACTGGATGCACTTCTTGGGCACCTCCAAGCTGGAATGGGCAGTGTTATTGACCATTATACAACGTGCAGTGCGGCAGTATCACAATCCCAGTTTCACTATCAGCTTTGACTGCGCCTCACCGTTCTTGGCCACTGCCAACGGACAGTTGTATCATTCGATCGTCACTGACCCCAGATCTAAATGGAGCTATCGCATGGATTCCACTGTAGATGACAAACGCTATGCTATAGATTCACGCTTGTTCGGCGATGCTGTGCGGCAGGACGGTATACATGCTCAGTTCGAAGATTCTCCTGTTTCCTCACGCTTGAAGATTTCCGACATCTGCACCTACCGACCCGGCGACAAGAACAAGATCGGCAAAGAAGGAAAGACCAGTTGGGACAGCTTCAGTTATGCCTTGCTGATGGCGCACAATGTCTGGATGCACATCGAAGCTGTGCAGAGAGCCAATCGCTGTTTTGATTCTGGACAAGCACCATACATGCTGGTGCACCCCAATGATCCCGGGTTCGATGCACGATTGGTGATCGATCAGATTTTCCGAGCACAGGATCGTTCAAAGAGCTTGGCCATAATCGATGATCATGCTAGTATATGGGAAAGAGTCATAGGCACACGTGGATTCACCGGAAAACGAGCAGTAAACGCACATACCATGTTTGACAATCTTTTTTCCACAGCACAACAGGACTGTGAAACTGATGGATTTGATCAAACCAAACTAGACCAATTAGAGGAGCAATCATGATCGATCAAAATCTCATGGAACAGCTGGAGCAAGAACATCATGCCTTGAACAAACAGATCGCTGGACTTGAAAGCACCGGTAGATTCAGCGACCATCACATGCAAGAACTGAAAAAACAAAAACTGCATCTACGAGATCGAATTGAACAGTTGAAAAAGGAAAATCAACATGGATAGGCCCGGCTTCAGCGACACACAGTTTTTTTGGGGGCACGAAGTAGAACACACTCCGGCACTGGGCCTGCACACCCTGTTCGTGGTGGGATACCAAACGCAGGAGGCAATAGATCAGGAGCTAGAACGACCCCTTGCTGCCGAGCACATATTTTTTGGTGCCAATGACAGCTTCCATCCTCGCGGTGCCGACCAACACCGAGCTTGGGAATCGGTGATCCGTACCTATCTGGATCGCGGCTTCTGGTGTAGTCTAGACATACCTTTTGATCAGGTCGCGGAGTTCAACGAAGGCGGGCTGTGCGAGCATGATCGGTTCATACCCATCATCAAGGTGCCCGTGCCTTACATCGGACTCTGGAACTACAACACCTGCGTGAAAATCGACGATCGAGACTTCGCCGCCACCAATCCCGGTGTGTGGGTGCACCAACTGCATGATCTCAAACGCCGCTCCAGATTCACACCCTGGAGCGACTACGAAAAGGATAAAACAGTATGAGAACATACGTAGTACATCCGTACATTGATAATCAAACTAGGAATGAAGTCAACCAATGGTGCCAACATCATTTAGATGATTCACACTTTGTGATTACCAGCAACTACAAGCGCAGCGATCGTGGTACCTTTGACATACACTTTTATGATAGATCCTCGGCCATGATGTTTATGTTGCGTTGGGGAGGAGAAATAGTCGAAGTGATCGATCGCACCGATGATGGTAGATATGTGAATTTCCATGCACTATTTGATGAAGAAACAATCTAGGAGTGATGAGTATGAAATGGTTTGATAGGTGGTTCGCCCGCAAGTGGCGTTGGGCCTATGACACTCGTGACGAGATCGAGCTGGTGACGACATCAAACTCTGGTAAACTCAGTAGAGCGATACCGGAAGATGAGTCATGGGAGGACGGGCTCCGCATCACCATCAAGAAAATGATCGGCGGGTCTGTGGTCAGCTTCAGGACCTATGATCGCAGAACGGATCGATCGGAAAGCCGGCACTACATCATCACAGACGAGCAGGATTTCACGACCGAACTGGGCAAGATCATAACCATGGAATCAATGAGGCAAACACTGTGATCGCTGTTGATAATCAAAATTTCTGCCCTGCTCCGTGGCTGAGCCTGTATGTTGATCCTGATGGATCTGTGGACAACTGCTGTGTTGGTCGTAACAAAATCGGAAATATCAAAACCGAGGACATCAAGGACATAGTGTCAGGCGACAAAAATCGCGAAGTGCAACGACTCATGCTGGCCAATCAACCAGTGCCGGGCTGCTATTGGTGCAGGGATGGAACCAAACACAATCTGCAACAACACATGTTTAGAGTTTTTCCTGACCGCGAAGATCCATTGTACGATCAAGTCGGTAATTTCAGTCCACGCTATCTTGATCTACGCTGGAGCAACACCTGTAACTATGCCTGTGTGTATTGCAGTCCTATCTACAGCAGCCTACACGCTCAAGAGCAAAAAAAGCTGATAAACATCAAAAGAGACACTCGCAACAGTCTGCTTGATCATGTGCTGGAAAACATACGAGAGATCCGGCACATTTATCTCGCCGGTGGTGAACCCACCATGATGAAAGAAAATGAAATAGTACTACAAGCTCTGTTGGACCATAATCCTGATGTGGAAATCATCACCAATACCAATCTCAGCGAAACCAAAAACAATCGCGTGTACGAACTGTTGATGCAGTTTCCAACCAGTCGTTTCATGATCAGCGTTGATGACACCGATGACAGATACAACTACATCAGATGGCCCGGACACTGGCACACATTCACACAAAATCTCCAAGATCTTCGTGCCCGCAAACACAATGATTTCATAGCCTTCAATGTGGTAGTGATGAACATCAACGCGATTACCACCTGGGACTTAGTGGATCGTTTGTTGAGCCAAGGACATGATGCTGTGGCCATCACTGTGCAACTCTACAACAACGGTGTCGATCCTGGACCTTGGGACATCCGACACATGCCGGTCGCGTATCAAGAGCGTGTGCTGAAGAGAATGGATCTGGAGCGCTATCGCGAATGTAAAGGCTGGGACAACATACGAGATTACATAGCTCAACTCAAGACATCCGAGGATGCCAGCTCGTTGTGGCAACAACTGGATAGATTCGATCTCAAACACGGAGTTGACAGCCGGCAGATATTTCCGTTAATATATGAGTATCAGGAGAAATCATGAACCAACAACAACGAATCACAGTAGAAAACATCAAGGCACGAGCTGATCGCAAGATCTGGGTGACATTCCGCAAAGAAGGCATGCATCGCTATCCCGCAGCGGCCACTGATCCTCTTCTGGCCACGGGAGATCAATATGATGTCAGCTTCCTGGCCAATGCTCACCGACACATATTCCATTTCCGTGTGGCCATAGATGTGTTCCATAATGATCGCGACATCGAATTCATCCAGTTCAAACGCTGGCTGGAAAATCTCTACAACACAAACGTGCTCGAACTGGACTTCAAAAGTTGTGAAATGATGGCAGACGATCTATATATACACATAGCAGATCGCTATCCTGATCGCACTGTGTGGATCGAAGTCAGCGAAGACGGTGAGAACGGCTGTGAGATCCGCTATGAAACACATCAACCCAACCTATCAATAAAAATCTAAGGAGGAATCATGGGACGCCCCCAGATCCGATCAAATCCCAAGACACAAGCACTGTTTGACGATCTCGACGAATTTCTACGTTTCTGTCGAGAATTTGGATATCGTTATGACGAGCGAGATCTCTACAACTGGAAAAGCTATGCCTATCAACAATTCAACAAGTTCTTGCAAGGAAAAACCGCCAAGGACATGTGGCTGATCGATAGCGCACGGAGGAGGTAGTTGATTCACATTTTTTTCGTGCCTGGTATGCACGGAACTATGATTGAAATGGCCCTACTAGGCTGTACAAACATAGATAAAGATATAGAAGTTATTGTGAGTCCTGATGGGTCGTGCCACGAGTTTAAAAAAAACTGTCACATTACCGATGAAATAACTCTTGACCGAATGACATCAACCACAAATATTACTACTGTAATTTATCCATCGAGTGATCACAAACTTGATCAAATTTTAACACTTGTTGGCAATAAATCAATCAGTTGGGAATCTGACAGCAAAATACTGATTCATGCAAAGGACAGTAGATGGGCTGAAATAAACATGCTATTCCAATATCATAAAATTAGTATAGGATTAGGAAAAACCCTTGATATTTTTGGAGGAAATATCAATGACATTGATATCAAAAACTGGAATCCGCAGTATGATCATTACACTGATATGCAGCGATGGGAATATAGAGAATGGCTGAGCTTGTTTTATCCATTATGGATACAGGAATGGATTTTATCTCCCAGCCTTGTCAGTGATAATTTTTTATGTATTTCAAATCAAGATATAATTGAACATACTCAAAACACTTTAGAAACGATCATGGAATTTTGTGGACACCGACCTAAAACATCCATCACAGCTTTCTGCAAAGAATATAGAGCCAAGCAACAGTACATTTTGGATGAATACCACATGATCGAAGAGATTTTACAGTGTACACTTACACAACAAGATCGGAGCTGGGATCTATCCAAATTAAGCATAGTTGGAGAAGCTATTCTACAATCCAAATTTCGAGAGCTGGGATACGAATGGCGTTGTCACGATCTCGATATATTGCCAACAACCAGTGTTGGTTTTGATAAAATTATTTTTGTACAGGAACAAAACTAATATGAAGAAACTATTCTACATGGGGCTCGAAAGCTATGAGTCACGCTACACCCTACAGCTCACAGAGTGGAATCGGCGTGTGTTTGAACGTCGGAAACTCGCAGTTACATATGTGCCCGGTGTAAATCTGGACAACAGCCAAAAAATATCTGTGGGTCAGGTTCTTGACGCACACGGTCGCAGTTATTTTGCCATGAGCCAGATGATGAATCTAGTGCAGCTGATGCAGCAAGGGGCAGTCACTGCGGAAGATGTTGTGTACTTCGAAGACATGTTCCAACCTGGCATCGAGAGCCTGCCCTATATCATGGATCAAATTCCACCGGATCAACGCCCACGTGTGTTCGTGCGCTGTCTTGCACAGAGCATCGATCCCGACGATTTTGTGCATGTGTGGGACATGGCACGGTGGATGGGCCTCTATGAAAAAATGGTGTGCGAGCTGGTGCGAAAATCAGGCGGTGCTGTGCTGGCCACCAACGAAGAGATGGTGGCACACATGAAAATTGCTGGCTGGGACTGTGACATCTACAACATTTCAGGACTTGCGTTCGGCAAGGAGGAAGTGCGGGAACGCATCGGTGGTGCAGACCAAATTCGGCACTTTGATCAGCGGCGCATGAGAGTGGTGTTTGCTGCCAGATGGGATCAAGAAAAGCAACCGGATTTCTTCATGGATCTCGTGGAGATGTATCGCAACCAGGGCCGTCATAAGAACGTAGAGTTTGCGATACTGCAGGGAGGACCCCTGCGTTCGAACCGGCCAGAATATGTGGATCAGGCCCGAGACCTGGCCAACGTTGGTGCACTCACCATCTATGAGAATCTCACAAAAAATGATTACTATGCTCTGCTCAATGACAGTCGCGTGCTCTTTAATTGCGCCCTTCAAGATTGGGTTTCCAACACAGTGAGTGAGGCAGATGCTCTCGGCTGCAATGTTCTATACCCTGCTTATCGCAGTTTCCCTGAGACTTTTAGTGATGATCCTAACCGTCTCTACGTTCCTTGGAGCATCGACGATGCATTCCACAAGCTGGAGAATCTCTTGATGGAGCCGCATCACAATCAAGGCTTGATATCGGACTGGACCAACGGCACCGTTGATCGTGTCGTGGACATCATGACAGGGCAAGGAGGTCAGTGGTTGAGGACCGGTGCTCGCTATCGAGATCATGTTGCACACGAAAAATATCAAGTCGTTAAAATCGAGGATTGATGTGTCTAAAACCAAAGAAACTGTGTTGTCAAATTCGGTAGCTGTCACAGGTGCTGCCGGCTTCATTGGTGGTCAAACCATGATAGCACTCCAAGCTGCCGGCTACAAGGTCTTGGGCATTGACAAGGCTAAATTGCCTGCCAATCTCAAAGACTATGCTGACTACTTCATGCAGGAAGATTATGCCAGCAGCTATGCCTTGGATGCCATCTACCGGCATCAACCCTTGGCCATCATACACTGCGGCGGAACCAGCCTGGTTGGCCCCAGCATGAAAGACCCTGCCGGTTATTACCACAACAACTTTGTCAAGACCAAGACTCTCTTGGATCACGTCGTGAAGCAACGTCTCAAGAGCAAGATCATTTTTTCCAGCTCAGCTGCTGTGTACGGTGAACCTGATCATGTGCCGTGTGCAGAATCAGACGTGCCTGCGCCGGTGAGCCCTTACGGTGACAGCAAATTCATGATTGAAATGATGCTGCGCAGCTATGGTCGAGCCTATGGTCTCAGCTGGAACGCGTTCCGTTATTTCAACGTGTGCGGTGCCGATCCCAAGGCACAACACGGACAGCGGGATGGCGCCACACACATCATAGCCCGGATATTAGAGAGCATCCGGGACGGTCGGGAATTTGTTCTCAACGGCGACGACTACGACACCGAGGATGGCTCGTGTATAAGAGATTATGTGCATGTGGCCGATGTGGCTGCAGTGCATGTACGGGCACTCAACACAGACTTTGTGAACGGTGTCTACAATGTTGGCATCAATCAAGGCATCAGCAATCGTGAGATAATGGATGCTGCCGAACGTATCACTGGTCAGAAACTCAAGATCACTGTGGGTCCCAGACGCCCCGGTGATCCTGCACGGCTCCAAGCCGATGCTGGACAACTGGAAGCGCAAGGATGGCAGGCACAGCATGGTCTTGATGACATGGTCACGCATGCCTGGAAATGGTATGTTCGATAAGATACTAGAATTCGAACGGGCTCTGGCGGCATATACTGGAGCACGCTATGCTGTGATGACCGATTGTTGTACACATGCCATCGAGCTTTGTCTAAGACACGATCGAATAGCAGCCACACGTTTCACTGCCTTCACTTATCTGAGCATACCAATGACCATGCACAAACTGGGCATCGAGTACGAGCTCATCGATGAAGATTGGCAAGGTGAATATGCTTTCCATGGCACACGTATCTGGGATTCTGCGCGCAGACTGGAACCAAGCATGTATCGGCCAGGACAACTGCAGTGTTTGAGCTTTGGTTTTTCAAAACCCATGGCCACATCAACTGGCCGCGGTGGAGCAGTTTTGCTGGACGATGTGCTGACCTATCAGTGCTTGCTGAAGATGAGATACGATGGGCGCGATCTCGAGATATCTCCTTGGCAGTCGCAGCGAGAGTTCGTGCTGGGCTATCATTATCGCCCAACCATCGAAGAAGCACAATCAGCCATGGATGCCTTGATCAGAGTTCAACCCCAAAGCCAAAAAGTAGCCTATCCAGATTGCCGCAAAATCACCATCAGAAGTTGACTTTGACCTAAATATCAGCTACAATCAACACATGGTGATCCACCACCCTTAACTCGGAGAACAATTGATGCAAAAGGGCAAATACCTCAGCGACATCTTGCGCAAGCGCATGCAAGATGACGGAAAAAGATTCTGGGCTGGAGACAACATCTCGGACTATGTGCGTGACACAGACATACCGTTCCTGATTGATGAAGCCACTGAAGCATTCGAGCTGATGCTGGATCGGCTCTTGATCGACAGAGAGACTGACCCCAACAGTAAAGGCACAGCACGCAGGCTGGCCAAGATGTACTACAACGAGATCATGGCAGGTAGGTATGACTCTGCTCCAGATTGCACAGCTTTTCCAAACAACTCGGAGGATCGCTACGAAGGTATGTTGGTGGTGCGCAGTGAGATTAGATCGATGTGCAGCCACCATCATCAACCTGTGGTAGGTGTGGCCTACATCGGTATCTTGGCAGCAGAAAAATTGATAGGACTCAGCAAGTATACTCGTATCGCACAGTGGTGTGCTCGTAGAGGCACCTTGCAGGAAGAGCTTTGCAATGATATCGCCAGAGAGATCATGCGAGCCACAGATTCCAAAGATGTTGGTGTGTATATCCAGGCCACGCACGGTTGCTGTGAAAATCGCGGCATCATGGCACACAGCTCACTCACACAGACCACAGTGTTGCACGGTGCTTTCCGGACGGATCCTGCTGTGAAAAAAGAGTTTACTGATAATATCAAGCTACAGCAAGATTTCGCTCCAAGGTAAGTGATAGTTAAACCGTTGGATTGACCAATTAATCATGTTTGTGTAAAATCAAGACTCAATTATCAAACCCAGGAGTAATCTGTGCTGGAGCCATCATTACAAAGCATACTGATATCATTTGATGCAGTTGACGATCAGATCAAAATCGACCATCTTGCTATAACTTCGCAAAAATCAGAAAAACCAAAAGGTGCCAGCGGGCCGTTTTCTAATCTATCAATTGGTACTGTAGCGTTGCCGGCATTGTTGGCGGCCTGCGGTGGCGGTAACAACGTGCCGGTGTCTCAAGACATCGATTTTGTCAATCAGCTACAAGGTCCGGCATACATCAATGAATCACTGAGTAAATCCTATGCCTGGGGTAGATTGGTGGGCAATGTCTACGGTGATGTCGACAATGACGGGGACATTGATATAATCACCTTTCCCAGCAACTATACCACACCGGTGCCGATCCCGGCCATCGTCTGGATCAATCAAAATGGAAGATTCGTTCCCAATGATCAAGCCATCAATGCGGCGCGTGATTTCCAATATGTCAGAGACAGCATCGCTGGTGATTTCAACAATGACGGCCGCATGGATTTCATGCTGGTCGATCAAGGATGGGAATTGAACAATCGAAACCCTGCCTATTTCAAGGGAGCAGCACCAATATTGTTGGAAGCCAGCGACTACGGATTGACCTGGAAAGACAGCTCGCAATGGTTGGACACCCAAGGCCGAACCATTGATGCTTTCCATCACGTCGGGGCTGCCAGCGATTTTGATCAGGACGGTGATTTAGATATCGTGATAGCTTCGTTCAATGGTGGTCTGCGTCTTTTTGTCAATGATGGTGATGGTACTTTTACATGGCGCAAAGAGCTGATAGACTCGGCATGGAGCAATCAAGACCCAACGTACCCGGCCAGCGGAGCAGGTTGGGTGAAATCAGCAACCACGGGCTCGATGGCTATCGTGGCCGGACAATTTAGATGGTGGACACAATCCGACAACATCGGAGGTCCTGCAGTGCTGCAGTTCATCGATGGCAAATTCACAGAAACTCAGCGATTGGAACGTCCTTTTGCAGATGGCATAGGCAGGAACTATGGAGCTGTTGACAGCTACAATGTTGATGTCAACGGTGATGGTTTTGAAGATATCGTGATGCTATGGGAAACCGAAAACACCAACGGCATCGACGATGGCATCAGTGATCTTTCAGGTCGCCCCGGTGAAAATCGCTATCAAGATTGGAGCAATGCACTGTTCACTGTTTATCAACAGCAAAAGGACGGTTCTTTTGTGTTGACCAGCACCCAGAGTACCAATGGCAAAGGGGGCGCCAGCCAATTATATCTCAAAGATCTGGACCAAGACGGAGACATAGATTTTTGGCAGAACAGTTTTGGTGTGCATCCAGCTCGGGCCAATGAAATGATTTGGCTTAACAATGGCACCGGATATTTTGCCAATCCTGCCCCATTTGTTTTGTCTGGTCAAAATTTTCCCGAATGGTATCTGGGACAACCGATTTTCCTAGATGCCAACACAGACGGGCGAGTTGACATGGTTCTCTTGGACACTATCTATAGCAAGGATTCCAGTTTCAGTATAGGCGAACAGATATCCACTTGGATAAATCAATCAAATTTGGAGGTTTGGCCTTGAAATTATCAGATGCTCAACAGCAAAACATAGCACCCTGGGATGATCTGGTCTGGAACAACGATCATGTCACTGTGTTCCGAGATCGTTATCCTGTCACGCCTGGACACATGCTGTTTGTGCCCAACTCTGATGAACCTTGCATGATTCATCTGGCCATGACAGAAGCTCAATTAGAAGGCGACCGCTTGGTCGACAGCGGTGACTGCGATGGGTACAACATCGGATTCAACCAGGGTAAATCAGCCGGACAGACCGTGATGTATCCACACATACATCTCATACCGCGACGTTCGGGCGATTGCTCGGACCCCACAGGTGGCGTGCGTGGAGTGATACCTGACCGACAAAATTACAAAACCAACACATATCAACAACCATAAGTATGGATTCTTAGTGGACTCTTCTGACATTCATCCCACTTTAAAAATTCTGCATGTCATCTTTCTATAGGAAAAATTGAGATGGCAAAATATCTTTCAACAAAAACATACGGCAATGACCGCGGATTTTCCTGCTGTTTCCGTCAATGGCCCAGCACGCACAGCCATTGCAGTCTGCTTCATGGATACAGTATCGGTATCCGATTGACATTCGAAAGCGAGACACTGGATGACCGTAACTGGGTCATGGATTTTGGCGGTCTCAGCGCATTCAAGGCCTGGGCCGAACACATGTTTGATCACACCATGTTGGTGGCCCAAGACGACCCATTTCTATACGAATTCCAATGACTCAGTCATCTTGGCCATTCGGTGGCATCGGGCACAGGATCTATCACAGATGTGGCACCCAATGAACGCGGCGCTGTGTGTGATCTACGCATAGTAGAAGCTGTGGGCTGTGAAAAATTTGCCGAATTGGCCTATCACAAGATGCAGGAGATGCTGGATGCCTGGCAATCTGGCACAGCTTGGTGCTTCACCGACACGCGTGGTGGCCGGCATAGTTTTGATGCCAGGTATCCCGTGGGACAAGGTGTGATACTCCAATCTGTGGAAGTTTTCGAACATCTTGGAAATTCTGCTATCTATCAAGGAATCTGACAGTTTTGGAAACCAAACACAAGGATGACATAATCAGTATTTTGTTGCCCACTCGGGGCCGCACTGATGCATTAAAAACCAGTCTTGACAGCTTGTTTGATCTCGCCGATGATGTGGGCAAGCTCGAGCTTTTGTTGGGCATGGATGACGATGATGCTGCCAGTTCGCAATGGGTACAAGAAAATCTGCTTCCGGATCTAGACGCACGAGGTATTGATTATACCTTGCTGCATTTTGAACCGTTGGGTTATGCCCGACTCAATGTCTATGTAAACGCACTGGCTCGACACAGCAGCGGAGACTGGTTTTTCTTCTGGAACGACGATGCTGTGATGTTGACGCCGGGCTGGGACACCCGCGTGCGAGAAAAAACTTCAGAATTTTCCTGCATACGCATCCCCACGCACAATTGTCATCCTTATGCTATATTCCCTATTATTCCACGTGCATGGCTGGACATCTGTGGTTATCTCAGCGATCACCAACTCAATGATGCATGGATCAGCCAGATCAGCTATATATTAGACATCATGGTCAATGTAGACATCGATGTAAGACACGATCGATTTGATCTCACTGGTGCCAATCAGGATGATACCTATCAACGGCGTGTGATGTTTGAATTTGATCCCAATGACCCTAGAGATTTCAACTATCCCTCAAGACGACAACAACGCATGCAGGATGCGGTCAAGATCAGCAACTTTCTAACTGCCCAAGGCAGAGACATGACCTGGTTCGGTCGGGTGCTGAAAGGTCAGCAAGATCCTTGGGCCAAAATGACCGGCCCTGAGTACGATCCCAACAAACAGATCAAACAATGGAAATGAGTTGCGCCACTGTGTCACGTGAAAGGTGTAGACTCGTGCACTCCAGCAGCCAACCCAGCATTTTTGTCCAACGTTGATGACAACTTATCAGGTAGGAGATTCCAACTTAATGAACAAACAAACCGTGATGGTCACTGGTGGTGCTGGATTTATTGGGCACCATATGATACGCCGCTTGCTCAAGCACCCTGAGTACAATATTATTTCTCTGGACCGATTAGACTTTTCCGGTAATCTCAATCGACTGGCCGAACTTGCACAAGAATTTGGACCTGATGAGATGCGTAGATTGCGTGTGATATATCACGATCTTCGTGCAGAAATCAATCCACAATTGGCAGCCCAGATTGGTGAAGTCGACTATGTGATCCACATGGCCGCAGGCAGTCATGTCACACGCAGCATCGAAAACCCCATGTTGTTTGTGCAAGACAATGTGGTGGGTACATGTAACTTGTTGGACTACACTCGTAGATATTTGCCCGGTATCAAGAAGTTTATAAATTTTGGCACCGACGAAGTGTTTGGATCTGCACCTGACGGTGTTGAATACCGAGAATATGATCGCTACAACAGTCGCAGTCCTTATTCAGCCACCAAAGCTGGTGCCGAGGAACTGTGCGTGGCTTACGAAAACACATTTGGCATGCCTATCTACTGTACTCATACCATGAATGTTTTTGGAGAGCGGCAATTGCCAGAAAAGTTCCTTGGTTTGGTCATGCGCAAGGTACTGGACGATCAAGAAGTTACCATCCACTGTGATGAAAAAACTGGCACCGAAAGTGGTCTGCGTCATTGGGTACATGCTGCCGATGTGGCTGATGCAACCATGTTTATCATGAACTTGCCGCACAAGGGATTTGCATTGCCTGCTGATTTCGGTGGTGCCACTTGTCCCAAGTTCAATATTGTGGGGCAGCGAGAAATCAGCAATCTCGAAGTGGCACAACATGTTGCAAAGATAATGGGGCGTGGTCTCCGCTATGTCATGGTGGGATATGATACCCAACGCCCGGGACACGACTTTCGTTATGCACTCAGTGGCGAATACATGAAGAGTCTAGGATGGGAGCCCAAGTACGACTTTGATACTCGCTTGGAACAAATGGTGAACTGGACTCTGAAAAACTCTCGCTGGTTGATGCTATGAATCATGTACATGAAAACACGCAATGTCTGGCGTGTGGCAGCCACGACATTCAAACAGCACTGGATCTAGGAGTCCAGCCTCTGGCCAATGCTTATAAAACAGCAGCCAGTGATGCTGAAAATCGTTATCCTTTGGCAGTGAGGCTTTGCCACGACTGCTATCATCTGCAGTTGAGTCATACCGTTGATCCAGGAATTATCTACAAGAATTACTTGTATGCCACTGGCACCAACAAGACCATCCGAGAATACTCACAGTGGTTTGCTAATTTTTGTTTGGAATATCTTCCCGGATCATCCAGTGTGCTTGATATTGGGTGCAACGATGGCACCCAATTAGACTATTTCAAGCAATTGGGGTTGAAAACCCATGGCATTGATCCAGCTGAAAATTTACACCAACGCAGCAGCGCCAATCACAGTGTGGTGTGTGACTTCTTTGGTCCGTCGGCAGTGGCTCAGTTGGGCCACAACGACTACAACATAATCACTGCACAGAATGTTTGCGCGCACAATCCTGATCCTTTGGGATTTTTGCAGTCGTGCCACGATCTCATGCGTGATCATACACTGTTGTTTGTGCAAACCAGCCAAGCTGACATGGTGTTGCACAACGAGTTTGATACCATCTATCATGAGCATGTGAACTTCTTCAATGCCAACAGCATGTTTAAATTGGCGCAGCGTGCCGGACTGCACTTGATTGATGTTGTTAAAACTCCCATACACGGCAACAGCTACATCTTTGTGTTGAGTTTGCACCCTAGTCGTCAGCATCATGTGCAGAATATCCTTGCCATGGAAGCATCACTGCTTGAAATCAGCACCTACCAACAATGGCGTGATACTGTAGAATCAAACATGACAGCTTTGAAAGTGTTGGTCGAGCAGTATCGCACACAAGGATACCTGTTGGTGGGCTATGGAGCCGCAGCCAAAGGCAATACCTTGTTGAACTATGCCGAGCTTGATCTAGATTTTATTGTGGATGACAATCCTCTCAAACAAGGATTGTACACGCCTGGACGTGCTGTTGCCATAGTGGGCATTGAACGCCTACAAGACTTGGATCAACATGCCCGTGTGTTGTTTGTTCCACTGGCATGGAATTTCTTTGATGAGATTCGACAACGCATCCTTGCTGTGCGTAACCACGAGCGTGATGAATTTTTACGATATTTTCCCAAGGTAGAATTGGTGAGATGAAGAACTATCTAATCAAGGGCCTACACAAAATTGGCAGTACCAAATGGTGGCCCGGCAGTGATCGCAGTTGGGAAGGTGATCTGTACCCCATGTACGAGAAGATGAATGAACTCAGCGAACAAAGTTTTTTCCATTTCTTAGAAGATGACTGGGAACTGATCAATCTTGTGAGCTCGGCCACAGATGTGAACCATGTGTTTAGGCAACAGTTTCAGTCTATATGGGAAATTTGGCAACGTGAGCCCTGCAATATTTTTTATTGCGGTTCTGATACCCAGATGATCAAGCCCACCCGGGTATTTGATCAATATCAACACTTTCTACTGTTCAACTACACTGACCCAAAAAGTTTTGGTCCATGTGTGCACTTTCTCAATGCTGACATTAGATACTATCCCAGTACCATGAGCCGAGACATGTGGACCTGGGCATTGGCACAAACCAAAACACTTGACTGGTGGAACAGCGATCAGTTACTATACAATCAGATGGTATGGAGTCAAGGACTTGGGGCAGAAAAAGTCATCGATCCTCGCATGGCCTATCAGGGGTTTATGTTGCCCGGTGATGATCGAAAACGTGCCATGTCCGACAAATGGAACAATTGTAGGATCGAGGATGCAAATATCATTCACTGGCATGGCAGTCGTGGCGCACAAGCAAAACTGGAACTGATGCAGAACATCAACTCTCAATTGGGTGTGCCTTCCACTGTGATCCGTGATATTAGCAGACAAGTCATCGATATTTCTCATATCGCATAGGCCATCTACACAAAGCCATGATCGCAGGAAAAGTATGGGGCCACACCCAATTACTGGAAGCCAATGGTATGTTGGAATTCCATAGGATTGAAGCCAGAGCAGGCGGAGTTTGTAGCAAACACAGACACAGACACAAATGGAACGGGTTTTTTGTAGAGTCAGGAAAGATGGTTGTACGTGTGTGGAAGAACGATTATGATCTAGTGGACGAAACTGTGCTGACTGCAGGACAATATACCAAAGTTGCTCCTGGAGAATATCACCAGTTTGAGGCAGTCGAAGATACCATTACTTTTAAATTGTACTGGGCAGAATTTGATCATACCGATATAGAAAGAGAAACTGTGGGATTTTCCAAAGAATCTTAGGAGGATTGTTTGAAAAAAATATATGTAAGCTGGAATGACATACAACGCCAGACACAAGAATTGGTGAGACAAATGTGGTTGGATCAATGGGTTCCTGACTATATCGTGGGCATCACTCGAGGCGGTTTGACTCCGGCCGTGCTTATCAGTCAGTATCTGGATCGACCCATGTACACATTGAAAGTGAGCTTGCAACAACAAACACCTGACTGCGAAAGTCATGTGTGGATGAGTGAAGACGCGTTTGGATACCATCGCCTTGACCTAGACTCTGGTATCTCTCAAACCGATCTCAGTAATTCTGCTCTGCGCAAGAACATATTGATCGTCGACGACATCAATGATCAAGGTTCCACATTGAACTGGATCAAAAATGATTGGCAGACAAATTGTTTGCCAACCAACCCAGACTGGAAGGATGTCTGGAACAACAATGTGCGCATAGCCGTGCTTTATCACAACGAAGCTAGCCACAGCGAAATAGATCCTGACTACTATGCAGAGTCGATCAACAAGATCGAAGATCCAAGTTGGGTAGTTTTCCCCTGGGAAGAATGGTGGCGTCGATGGAACCCCAATGAACAGCACAAGGAGCTGACATGAGCAATCCTTTTTTAGATCAATCACAGTTTATGCGAGCTTGCGGACAGACTGTGGGTGAACGAAACAATGCCCAGTTCATGATGTACTACACTCTAATCAAAGAAGAGATGGCTGAACTCATGGCCGCATATCAGCTTGATGATCGTACCGAACAGCTGGACGCACTCATTGACATCTTGGTTGTTACCATTGGTGCCCTGCACTCCATGGGCTGCGATCCAGAAGGTGCCTGGAACGAAGTCATGCGCACAAATATTGCCAAGATAGATCCCGTCACAGGTCGAGTAAACCGCAGAGAAGATGGCAAGATACTCAAGCCCGATGGATGGCAAGCTCCACAACTGGCAAGGCATCTCCGTGATTGAGCCCTTGCGTGATGATCTCATGGTGCAACAACAGTTGGGTGGTCGCACCCAACGCGACCGGATCTGGCAGCACATGGTGGCCGTGATCATGCTGAACCAGACTGGGCGCAAGCCAGTGAAAACTGTGTTTCCCATATTTGTTGATCGTTGGCCCGGACCAGTGGATTTCATGCATGCCAGCGAACAGGAAGTACGAGATGTGATCTGGCCCTTGGGCATGGTGAACGTGAGGTCAGAAAGATTGCGGCGCATGACCTTAGATTTCTGTACATGGGATCTAGAAGATGCTACAATGCTGTATGGAATTGGAAAATATGGATCAGATTCTTACGAGATATTTTTTAATAGTAACTACTCAGTAGATCCCACAGACAAAGAATTGAAACGCTACTTACAAGAAGAAATTTTTACTGCGACCTAAATAAAAACATGGAAAAAATAACCTACACTGAAATATTCTATAGCTTGCAGGGCGAAGGCCGGTGGACCGGAGTACCTTCGATTTTCTTTCGCACATTTGGTTGCAATTTTCGTTGCAGAAAATTCGGCCGCGATCGCAGTGAAATCATCGATGGTCACAATCCCGAAGTTGTTGGCATCATACGTGACATCGAGCGCGACCCCGATCGTTATCGAGAATTCCGCGATCTACCCTTGGTCACAACAGGTTGCGACACCTATGCATCAATCTATCCAGAATTCAAAAGATTCAATCATCAGGCCGATGTTTACACGATAGCAGACGAAATACATCAACTACTGCCGGAGAATAGATGGGATCTCAACGACCTCGATCCCATACACTTCATCATCACAGGCGGCGAACCTTTGCTGGCCTATCAACAGCTTTATCCTGAACTCTTGGATATGCTGTGTCAGCGAGGTCTACGCGACCTAACCATCGAGACCAATGGCACACAAGAACTCTATGCAGACGTTGTCAAATATCTCGTTGAAGATTTTACACGCATGGGCCGTGACCGAGACAGACTCACGTTCTCGGTAAGCCCAAAACTGCCAGGATCTGGAGAATCCTGGGACTCGGCCATAAGACCCAACACAGTCAAGAGCTATGAGATGATAGGTTTTACCTATCTCAAGTTTGTGGTGGCGACACAGCAAGATGTAGAAGATGCTGAAAGAGCCGTGGCCGAATATCGCGACGCAGGATTTGGTGGACCGGTGTATCTCATGCCCACAGGCGGAGTTCCTGAAGTCTACAATCTCAATGTACGTGAAATAGCACAGGCTGCCTTGCACCGTGGTTGGAGATACAGTCCACGCTTGCAGGTAGATATCTGGCGCAACGAATGGGGAACCTAACATGATCGATCTTGCAACACAAATTTCAAAATGGATTCGTAACTATGCCGAAGACAGCGGGCACGATACTTTGGTAATAGGAGTGTCAGGCGGAGTTGACTCGGCCACTGTGAGTACCTTGTGTGCTCGTACAGGTCTAAACACCATCGCTGTGTCGATGCCGATACGTCAGCGCCCTGAGCAAAATGAACTCAGCCTTGCGCATTGTGCATGGTTAGACAGCAATTTCGCCAATGTAGAAACACGGGTGTTTGATCTCACAGAAGTTTTTGAACTCTTTGAAAAAAGCATGTCTCCCTTTGTTGATACATTGGCTTTTGCCAACAGTCGCAGCAGGCTCAGGATGGTGACACTGTATCAGATAGCACAGAGCAGCGGCGGTCTGGTGGTAGGTACAGGAAACAGAGTTGAAGATTTTGGAGTGGGATTTTATACCAAATACGGTGACGGTGGAGTAGATATAGGGCCCATCGGAGATCTCACAAAGACCGAGGTGTGGGCCATGGCCAGAGATCTTGGCATCGACAGCCGCATCATCGATGCTCCGCCCACTGATGGATTATGGGACGATGGGCGCAACGATCAAGATCAGCTGGGTGGCCTATCTTATGCTGAATTAGAAAGAGCCATGGACATCGACGAAGGCCGTATCACACGAGCATCTGATGCAGACAATACCTTGCTAGAACAGTACCGTGTGATCCGGAAACGGAGTCTTCACAAGATGAATCCCATACCCATCTTCCGAAAGTCTCACTGATGGGATGGATACAACGATTCGGTAACAAAATCTTGCAGAAACCGGAAAAAATCGACAAAAAAATGCAAGAGAAAACAAAACCTGACGGTGCTACAAAAAAGACTACAAAAATTAACACCGACAAAGAATTGGCCACCAAACAAGGCGAGCCCTATGTGGCCATAATTGGGCTTGATGTCAATCCCGAAAACCTACATGAAGGAGCGTTTGAGCTTGACTGGAACGACAAATTCATAGCCAATCTAGTACGTGCTGGATACCAGATGCAGGCAAATGAGCCGGAGAATGTCATAGTAGATCGCTGGTTCCAGAATATCTGCCGGCATGTGGTCATGGAAAGTTGGGAGCAAGAACAGGCCATAAATCCACAACCGAGATTCACCCAAACACGTGACATCGGCGGTGGACGCAAGGAAGTTTCGTGATCGACGGTGATTTTTGGCTTCACTCCTCTACATACCTTGATCAGTCAGGAACCCCATGAAACTGTTCGTTAACGGTGACAGCCATACAGCAGCCGCTGAAGCAGTAAATCCGCATGCTTTTGCCGAAGACGACGGAAGATACAACTATCTCGGACGTGTGCCGCATCCGGCCAATCTCCGTGTGAGTTGGGGCAAACGCCTGAGCGAAACCCTCAAATATGGATTTTATTGTGCTGCCGAATCTGCATCCAGCAATCATCGCATCCGTCGCACCACTCGTGAATGGCTACAACAAAATCCGCAGTCCACCACAGAAAGCCTGATGATCATACAGTGGAGCACCTGGGAGCGACAGGAATGGTTGATCGACGACATGTATTATCAGGTCACTGCTTCTGGCATCGACGATGTGCCATCCGAACACCAGGATCGATATCGCAGATACATCGCTGATCTAGACTGGCAGGCCGTGACCGAATACGAACACCGTGAGATCTGGCAACTGCATCAAGAACTGGCAGATCTATCAGTGCCGCATGTGTTTTTCAATGGCAACAACCATTTCGATTGCATACCAGACAATCAGCGTAGAGACTGGGGAGCCAGCTACATCGCACCTTATGATCCGGAATCTACCTATCATCAGTGGCTTTTGACACACGGATTCCAGACAGTTTCTCCAGATTCCTATCATTTTGGGACCGAAGCCCACGGTGCATGGAGTGTTTTTATGTTACAATATGTTATCAAAAACCAGATGGTATGAGCACACTCCATGAAATATCTACTGATAGACACTGCCAACATGTTCTTCCGAGCCCGACATGCGGCCTTCCGTGCAGCTGATGCTGCTGAAAAAATTGGGTATGCTTTACACATAACGCTCAGCAGCATCAACAAGGTCACGCAAAGATTTGGTGCTGATCATGTCATGTTTGCCTTGGAAGGGCGCAGCTGGCGCAAGGATTTTTATCCTAAATACAAACGCAATCGCACAGACCTGCGGCAGGCAGCCAGCCCAGCAGAACAAGAAGAAGATCGCCTGTTTTGGGAAACCTATGATGCTTTGACTAAATACTTGGCTGAAAGTACCAACTGTTCAGTAATCCGACACCCCAACGCCGAAGCCGATGATGTGATCGCAAGATGGATCGACCTCCATCCCTGTGACGAGCATATCATAGTCAGCAGTGACACTGATTTTGTCCAACTGTTGGACAAACATGTCATGCAGTACAACGGAATATCCGATGAACTGATCACTGTGAACGGCGTGCTAGACAAAAACCACAAGCCTGTGATTGACAAAAAAACCAAATCGCCAAAGACTGTTCCAGACCCTGATTGGTTGCTGTTCCTTAAATGCATGCGTGGAGATCCCACTGACAATGTGTTTTCCGCTTATCCTGGAGTACGTGTCAAAGGTTCGAAAAACAAGATTGGTCTCACTGAAGCCTATGAGGATCGGCATCAACGAGGATTTGCCTGGAACAACCTCATGCTGAGTCGTTGGGTTGATGCTGACGGAGTGGAACATCGTGTGCTCGACGACTACATGCGCAATCGCTCATTGATCGATCTCAGAGCCCAGCCCGAGGAAATCAAACAAGCAGTAGATTCGGCCATAAACGAGCAAATCAGTCACAGGGCGGTGTCCCAGGTTGGTGTCAAGTTCATGCGTTTCTGCGGTGTGCATGATCTGGTACGACTCAGCGAACAAGCCGAGCAATATGCAAGATGGTTGAATCAACCCTATCAAGGAGAACTAGATGATAAAAGCTAAACCTGTGGTGCCCGACCGATATTGGATACTGCGTGATCAGGATCGAAAGATCGGCAACATAACCGTTACAGATCATGGTTACGCTGTCAAAATTGGTGACCATATAGATACCTACAAAAATCTGCGCAGTCTCAAGCGCAAGATATCAGTGGACTTTGAAACACCACCGTCACAGACTTCTAGCAAGGAAAAAAACGAAATCTATGGCTATCCCGTGGATTGCCAGATCTACAATCCCATGTTCGATGTCAAATCCCAGTTGCCTTTGTTTACCAAGGAACCCAACAGCCGTAGCTGGTTCGCGGCTGGTTATTATCGGATACAACATCACAGTCGATATCAGATAGTTTTCTGTCCCAAGCTGATATTACTGCAAAGATATCAATATCAAGGGCCTTTTGCCACCAATAGCATCAATGAGCTTACACATAGCTAAATTCATCGATCGTCTCCGGTCAGCCGAAGACCGCGGACATCGAGATGTGATCATCCCAGTATCTGAAGCACGCATGCTTCATGCCGACATCACAAGATTGCTGTTGCTGCTGGAAAATTCGGCACATCAAACACCACCGTCTACATCTGTGCAAGTTGAACTCAAGGGACGGCCATTCAACTCCTAGTTTTTGATAAATAATCTGGGAGTTTAATATGAGCCGACCTAAACCAACTGTGATACTGGAAATTACCGATAAAAAAACCTACAAGACTGAACAGGTGCTGGCAGCCCGTGGCATATGGGCGGTGTTCTACGATGATGCTCCCATCAATCTCAAAAGCAGCAATCTCCTGGTGCAATATCCCGGCCCCAAATATCGCAAAGTCAGTTTCAGTAATCAAGGACATGCTGTTAATCTAGCCAAAAAACTCAATCAACATTTTCGTACCGACAAGTTTGCAGTGGTTCTGTTGACACAAGGGCAACAGATTTACCCCAATGCCAAATCTCAAACATGATATAACCCAGTATCTGATTGCTGAACTCAATGATGCAGATCTGGCCTCTACCAGCAGCACTTGGTGGTACAACATCCGTGCCAATGGAGGCCTAAGACTCACTGAACAAGGCAATCAAATCTTGGGTGAAAAACTCAAGCTGGAACACTGGCAATGGTTCTACACCAACAAAAACACGGTGGACAAAAACAATCTTCTGAAATTGGATCGATTGGTGGCTTTTCCCTATTTTATTGACAAACGCAATCGCAAGATAACTTTCTATAGCAGCCAGGAAGCCATGATGTTGAATCTCTACGGAGATCTCACTGCCTGGCTGGCCAGTTTGCAAAATACAAAGTAAGTAAGCAATGACTAACCTAGCGGTTGACCAGAAATTCGCCATTTCGTATACTATAAGAATGGAGCATACAAAAACATCACGACGCAAGCGACAGGATCGCACACACATCGTGTACCAGATCCAGTCGGGGTCGGACTTCTACATCGGAGTCACTGCCCGCACCGAGTCAACGGTACTGAAAAGTGTGCGGGTGCGCATGAACAAGCACCTCTATCGTAGTCGTAGTGAAGACCGGTCGTGGCGGCTCTACGAAGCCCTGCGCGAGCGTGGACCTGGGGCTTTTGTATACTCGATCCTGGCCGTGGTGCGTGGCAAGCGCGAAGCTCATGGCGTCGAACGCGGCTTGATCCGCGAACTCCAGCCCACGCTGAACACTGATGTGAGGACCGCACAATGACCAAGATCAAAAAAACTGCGAGACAGCGCAACTGGGTGGCCAAGCACAATTTCAATCGGCCCGCGCGCCATCGTGATCGCACCCAGTACCAGCGTCGTGACAAACATCAGCATCAGGCGGCCGCATGTTGTGGTTCCTGACCAGCGCAGTGATGTTTTTTGTCATAAACTTTGCTTTGACCCTGGTGTTCCGGCGCTGGGGTGTCACACCGAGTTCTTACACTGATCCCTGGAATCCTGAAAGGAAACATCGTGACTGAAACTGTGTTTGTTGTCCTGCTTGTTGTGATAGGCCTTGTGGCCATTTTTGGAGACCAATATGATCCGGATTGAAGGACTCACGCCCTTGCAGATAGAAATACTGGAACGCATCTGGAGCATGGATTCGCAGGCCGAAGTCATGACCTGGTTTGATACCTTGCCGCGCAGTCTACGGCAGACTGCCCATGCCATGCTGATGCTGGTGGTGATCGAAATGATCGACGAAGAGCCCTGTGATGATCTTGAACTGGCCCAGATCGTGATCGACCGCGTGAGGTGGGGCCATGCTTGAGATCCGGAACGTGCATGCCTACAACGAAGCCGGTGAGCGACTGCGCCGTAGATACTACAACTGGACCACCAGCGACGGCGCCGAAGCTCGCTGAACCGATACGCTCACCGAGTTCACGTTCCGTACCCATGCCCTGCTGGACAGCAGTGCCAATCTCGAAAACCTCTTGGAACTGGGACGCACAACCGGTGTGAGCCTGCTGGTATTCAAGCCCCGCACCGTGCAGTTCGTGGCCGCACCGGATGCTGTCACAGCTGCCTGGTACACAGTGTTTTCCGAAAGCCAATTGCATGAATGGGAACAGACCCTGGCCACCCGGGGCAACAATGTCTATTACAGTACTTTTGCCACCTGGCGTGACAACACCGATTCGGGCAGTGCCAGTTCCGTCACGCACTACCTGGCACCGTTTGCGGTAAAAGAACACGCGGGTGTGTATGACTGCGACACCGGCGACAGGATCACTGACCGTCGAGCAGTGATCCAGCGAGTGTGGGATCTGGGTTTTGCCTGCCGGCGCGGACGTCCACTCACTGTGGCCCGCACTGCCTGGTCGGGCACACGTGAAGATCTCGTACGAACCGAAGAAATTTACGACGAGTTTCGAGACAATCACTCAGATCCTGCTCGTAAACTTTGCTCAGTGTACAACAGCGCGGCCCGGCACTATGCTTGGCCGGGAACTTGGTAAGTATCAAGATTGACAGCAAATCCAAGATCGTGTAAAGTATAAAGTACTGCTCCGGTAGCTCAGCGGTTAGTAGCAGGCGACTCATAATCGCTTGGTCGGGGGTTCGAGTCCCTCCCGGAGCACCATTTTTTATTTGTTAGGCCACATCACGGTTGACAAGATATAAATAAACTCATACAATAGCTACTATGATGACTCAAACGCAATCACTTGTAAACAAAATGCACGCATGTCCCAAATTGGGTGGCCTGTCAACATGGCCGCAGACGACATATACCCGTGCCATTGAGAACGATAATCGGGGAGGGTCCAGGTAGATCTAGCAACAAGCAACATCAAGCTACCGGACCCTGGAACTAGACACTCCAGGGTTTTTTGTTTTGTACGCCAGGCAACGAGGGCCAGTCAGCGTAAAATAAAAAGACAAA